GGCGAAGTGGCCCCTAAGGTCATGGCGAGTGAGCGCCCATTGATTGTGGGCAGGACCAACACGGCAACGCTTAACGATATGTGGGCGTCTGCAAAAACAAAGAGAAGGGCTAGACTATGAGTGGCACACAGAATCCGTATCGTTATCAGTATGAACACGTCGCGGCGTCCCAGACGGCGCATACTCTTGGCGGCACAGGCGCGGTGGGCGACTACCTGCACCGTGTCGTCATTACGGTTGCCACGGCTGCTACCAGCCTTGTGCAGATTGTCGATGGCAGCACCGTGCACACTGTCTTGCCCAACGCAGTTGGTCAAGGGATTGGCGTTTACAACGTCGAGCTTAACGCTGCGTCGAAGAACGGCGCGTGGAAAATCACGACTGGCGCTGGTTCCGAAGTCTTGGCTGTTGGCAGCTTTAGCGCCTAATCATTTCATCAAAGGAACATCACATGCCCATCGACCCGCAGCGCCTAGCGCAGATCATGCAGCGTATGCAGTTGGCCCGTCAGGGCGGGGCCGGTGGCCCGCCTCCAGGTATGCCCATGGGCGGTCCTCCGCCTGGCATGGCACCGCAGGGCGGCCCGCCTCCCGGTATGCCTCCGCAGGGCGCGCCGCAGGGCGTCCCCATGCAGATCAACGGCACTATGACGCCCCAGCCGCAGGGCATGGCTCCGCGTCCCATGATGCCGCCCGGTGGTATGCCGCCGCGTTAATACGTTATTAAGGAATTAGCAGATGGCATTGGAAAAAGTCAATTCGACTGTCCAGAGGCTCTTGAGCAGCATCCATGCGTACAATGGGGAGTTCAAGAAGTGGGAAGCGCGTACCACAAAGATCATTCGTCGTTACCGTGACGATCAGAATACCGGCACGGGCATGACCAATGACGCGGCGCGTTTTAACATTCTTTGGTCAAATGTGCAGACGCTTGTTCCGGCTGTTTATGCCCGTCTGCCCAAGGCCGACGTGTCGCGCCGGTTTGGCGACAATGACCCCGTTGGCCGCGTGGCGTCCCTGCTAATTGAGCGGGCGCTTGATTACGAAATTGAGCATTACCCTGATTACCGTTCGTCTATGCGTCATGCTGTGGAAGATCGTTTCCTTGGCGGACGCGGCGTGGCGTGGGTGCGCTATGACCCGCATATCAAACAACAGGATATCCCCGAAGATGGCTTCCAAATCACCGAAGACATTGAAGAAGGCGAAAGCCGCGACCTCGAAGCGCAAGGCGATGTCTTCAATCAAACCGCCGGAACCGACGGTTTGCCTGAAGAAATTGACTATGAGTGTGCCCCCACAGATTACGTTCACTGGCGTGATTTCGGCCATTCTTGCGCGCGTACTTGGGAAGAAGTAACGCAGGTTTGGCGTTGGGTTTATATGTCCAAGGATGCCGTGACGGAGCGGTTTGGAAAAAAGACTGCAAAGAAAATTGCGTTCAACAGCAGCCCGGATGGTTTGACCAAGTACGGCCAGAAGGAAAAGACTAACGACAAGGCCAAGGTCTGCGAATTGTGGGACAAGGAAACCGGCAAGGTTTATTGGCTCACGGAGAACTCTGTCGATCTGCTAGATGAGCGCGATGACCCGCTTGGTTTGGAAGGGTTTTTTCCGTGCGCCAAGCCGCTGTATGCGACAACGACCAGCGATAGCCTTATTCCTGTGCCTGATTTCATCTTGTATCAGGATCAGGCCAACGAACTCGACATCCTGACTGACCGCATTGACGGTCTGGTCAAATCCCTGCGCGTCCGTGGTGTGTATGACGCTTCTCAGCCCGCACTGCAGCGTTTGTTGACGGAGGGGGACAACAACACGTTGATCCCCGTCGATAAATGGATGGCCTTTAGTGAGAAGGGTGGGCTTAGGGGGTCTATCGACCTATTGCCCATTGAGACTTTGGCCTCCGCGCTCATTAACTGTTACCAGGCTCAGGCCAACATTAAGGGGCAGATTTATGAAATCACGGGCATTTCAGACATTCTGCGAGGTGTTGGTGCGGCTTCTGAGTCGGCCACGGCCCAACAGCTTAAGGGACAATATGCTGGCTTGCGACTGCGAGCTATGCAGGAAAGCGTCGCTCTCTTTGCAAGCGACCTCCTTCGTCTCAAAGCGCAGATTATTTGCACGAAGTTCCAGCCTGACACGATCATGAATCTAGCGGCGGCATCCCAGATGTCGCCTGCCGACCAGCAGCTTATCCCGCAGGCTTTGCAGCTGATGAAGGAAGGGCCTCTGCGCTCGTTCCGTATTCAGGTTGCGGCTGACAGCCTTGTTCAGCTTGATGAAGCGCAGAACAAGCAGGACCGTGTTGAGTTCATTACGGCGTTCTCCAATTTCTTGCGTGAGGCTGTCCCGGCTGGGCAGGCTTCGCCGGAGATGGTGCCCCTGCTTATGGATATAATTAAGTTCGGCATTGGCGGCTTTAAGCAGGCCGCTATCATGGAGGGCTCAATTGACGCTGCTTTGGAAAAGATGGTCCAGGCCAATGCACAGAAGGCCCAGAACCCGCAGCCTTCGCCTGAAATGCTCAAGATACAGGCCCAGCAGCAGATGGATCAGGCCAAGCTGCAGGCCGATGTTCAGGGCCAGCAGGCGCGGGCTCAGGCTGATATGCAGATTGAGCAGATGAAGGCGCAGATGGAAGCCCAGATGGAAGCGCAGCGTCAGCAGCATGAAGCCCAGATGAAAATGCAGGAACTGGCGGCTCAGGAACAGTTTGACCGCTGGAAGACTGAGCTTGAGGCGGCGACCAAGATCATGGTTGCCCGCATTGGGGCCAACCCCGGCATGGACCTGCCCATGATTGAGGCGCAACAGGCTGCGTCTGAGACTATCACCAAGGAACTGGGCGATAACGTCCGCATGGCAATGGACCAGATGACCAACGCTCACAACAACATGGCGATGATGCACGGCGAATCCATGCAGAAGCTACATGATGTTCTGCAGGCTGCCAGCGCACCCAAACGGATCGTGCGTGGCCCTGATGGTCGGGCATTGGGTGTTGAACCGGTCCAAGCTGCTCCGCAGGGAATGATCCAGTGATTACAACGACTAAGGGCAAGATGGACGAAGCGTTGCTTGAAAGGCGCGAAGGCCAGTTTGAAGACGACAATGAGGCAACTTCTTGGGTTGAATACTGGGATGGCGATGAGATGGTCCACCGCTCTGTCCACGTCCATCTGAAGAAACCCATGATTTCCACATCTGAAATTGGAGGCTTTTCGTGAGCAACACCCAGGCAATGTGTACGTCCTTTAAGGGCGAAATCCTGTCAGGCATCCACGCCCTTGGTACGACTGTCATCAGGGCTGGCACCGGGGCGGACACGCTCAAGGCGGCTCTGTACCTGGCTTCGGCCACAATCAACGCGGCCACGACGGCCTATACCGTAAGCGGTGAAGTCTCGGGCGCTGGCTACTCGGCGGGCGGCGTTACTGTCACCAATGCTACGCCACCCACCACGGGCGGCACGACTGGCTATTGGACGCCTTCTGCCAGCATCACCTACACGACGGTCACGCTGACCACGGCCTTTGATTGCGTCCTGATTTACAACTCAACCCAGAGTAACAAAGCCATTTCGGCTCATACGTTTGGGTCGCAGACTGTAACCTCGGGGACGTTCACGCTGACCATGCCAGTTAATGACGCCAGCAATGCCCTTATTCGCATTGCTTAACTCCTATGGCGCAGGGTCCGTGGGACACAGGCACATGGGATGACGCCCTTTGGGATAGCCTCCCAATCACGGGCAACGCCGCTACGGGGTCACCCGGCAGCGTAGGCGTAGGGGCGCGTACAGTCGCCCTGACGGGCGTAGAAGCCACTGGCGCGGTTGGGGATGTCTTCGAGACAGATGCCGACCCGCTGGTTGGCAATGCCGCTACAGGCGAAGTCGGTAACATTGGTTACGGCGGCGTCACGATTGCCCTGACCGGCGTGGAAGCTACCGGCACGGCTGGAAACGTAATCTACGTCCCAGCCCCGATCATCATTGTCGATGACACTCATGACGGCGATTACCACAAGAAGCTAAAGAAGCAGTTTGATAAAGAAAATCAACGGCTTAAACGCAAGCGTGACGATGTTATCGCGGCGTATGAGCGTATTGTTGAGGGTAAACCAGACCTTGCCAAAGAACTCACGGCTGGTTTTGAAGTAAAGGCCAAGTCTAGCAAAAAGGCTGACAAGTCATTACCTAATATAGACTTTGATAAGCTAATCAATAACTTGGACCGTACTGAGCGTCTTTGGAATGAATACTTAGAAATGGAAGATGAAGACTTGATGGTGCTTTTATGAGCAAATACAAAGCAATATACGATGGTAAAGGCTTGCTTGCTGAGTACGAAAACGGAGAACTCACATGGGTTCGGGAAGAGATCAGCAAGTCTAAAAAAGCAAGCTACCAAATTATGCTTGACATTCAACCATATAAGAGCATGGTTGACGGAAGTATGATTACTTCGCGTTCCCAGCATAGAGAACATTTACGCCAGCATAACTGCATTGAGATCGGAAACGAGAAAATGCAGAACACTCCGCCGCCGGTTTCGACTAGCCGCCGCGAGATGTTGCACAGGCGTTTGGGCGATATGAGTGACCGCCAAGCCAATCAGATACTGGCGCAACTACGGAGAAATTGACTTGGACACCCAAGATCAGACCATTCCAGAAGACGACAAGGGCGTAGATCGTAAAGAACTGCTTGCCCAGCAATTTGACGACGTTGAAACCAACGAACCGGAATCTAAAGAACCGGCCCCCCGCGCCCCCAACGGCAAGTTTGTTGCCAAAGAAGAAGCCCAGGAAGAACCCGCCGAAGAGCCGGTTTGGAAGCGCCCGCCGTCCTCCTGGAAGCGCGATTATCACGAAGTCTGGCAGACCGCCGACCCCCGCTTGCAGGAATACGCCTACAAGCGTGAGGAAGAAATGCGGGCTGGTATTGAGCCTTTGCGCTCAAAAGCCCAGTTTGCCGACCAGATGAACGAGGCTATCCAGCCTTATATGAACACTATTCAGGGCCTTGGAATTGATGCTCCGCGCGCCGTAAAGGCGCTTATGGAAGCTGACCATGTGCTGCGTAATAGCCCACCGGACCAGAAGCGAGCTTATCTTGCTAGCCTGGCCCGGTCCTATGGAATTAATTTGGGTGAAGTCGATCCGTACTCACAGGGCGGCCCGGTTGACCCAAATTATTATGCTCTCCAGAACGAACTAAACAGCGTTCGGGGCGAAATTCTGACTTTCAAACAGCAACAGGAACAGGCTGAAAACCAAGCTCTGCTGGGTGAAATCAACAATTTTGCTGGTAAGGCAGAGTACTTTGAAGAAGCGCGTCCGGTTATGATCCAACTCCTACAGAGTGGCGTAGCGGGCACGTTAGAAGACGCCTATGAAAAGGCGATTCGCCTTAACGACGATATTTTCTCGCAGACACAGCAACGCTCACAGGCAGAAGCTGCGGCTCAGAAATCATTGTCGGCCAATCGGGCTGCGAAAGCAGCTAAGGCGGCAGCGGTTAGTGTCAAAAGTTCCACACCCGGCACCAAGACTTCTACCAAAGCGCAAGATAGACGCTCTATGCTGCTCGAACAATTCGACAGTGTGAACGAGCGTTTTTAATCACACCTTGAAAGGACTATCCAATGGCTTTCGCCAATAGTTCGATCAGTGACATCATTGCGACGAACATTCAGAGCCGCAGCGGTGAACTGGCCGACAACGTGACCACCAATAACGCGCTCCTTCATCGTTTGAAGGCCCGTGGCAATGTGAAGACCTTCAGCGGCGGTAACGTCATTCTGCAGGAAATCATGTACGATGACAGCACCACGAACAACACCAACAGCTATTCTGGCTATGAAGTGTTGAACGTGTCCCAGAACAGCCCCATTTCGGCTGCTCAGTTCTCGATCACTCAGTACGCCTCGGCGATCACCATCTCCGGCCTGGAAATGATCCAGAACTCCGGTAAGGAAGCGATCATCGACCTGCTGGATGGCCGTATGAACGTTGCGGAAGCCCAGTTGGCTAACCGCATTTCGGGCGACCTGTATCTGGACGGCACTGGCAACAGCGGCAAGAACATCACCGGCCTCGGAGCCGCTGTTCCTGACGCGCCCAGCAGCGGCACCTACGGCGGCATCAACCGCGCGTCGTTCTCGTTCTGGCGGTCGGTTGCTTACTCGGGCGTGACCAACGGCGGTTCGGCTGTTACTGCCTCGAACATCCAGCAGTGCATGGATGCCCTGGCCGTGCAGCTTATCCGTGGTACGGACAAGCCTGACCTGATCGTGGCCGACAATAACTCCTATCGCCTGTACCTGCAGTCGCTGCAGTCCATCCAGCGCATCTCGGACTCCGGTTCGTCGATGGCTGGCGCTGGCTTTGCGTCGCTCAAGTATTATGGCGCTGGTATGGCGTCGGACGTTGTGCTTGACGGTGGTATCGGTAATGCCGCTACTGCCAATCACATGTGGTTCCTGAACACCAAGTACCTGATGTTCCGCCCGCATGTGGACCGCAACTTTGTTCCGATTGGCGGCGAGCGCCAGGCGGTCAACCAGGACGCTATCGTGAAGCTGATCGGCTGGGCGGGCAATCTGACCTGCTCCGGTTCGCAGTTCCAAGGCGTACTTATTTCGTGATTGAATAGTTGCAAGCCATCGGGTATAGTTTGCTCCCTTAAACTAAGGAGTAAAATATGCCCGGTGGTCGGCCTTCTTCTGATGAAAGAAAGCGTTTTTTAGCAAAGGTCAAAATAGTGCAATCAGGTTGCCACGAATGGCAGTCGGCAAAAAATTGGCAGGGCTATGGAAAGTTATTTTTCCGTGGCACTAATTCTTACCCGGCACACCGCGCATCTTACGCGTTGTTCATTGGGGACATACCTGAAAAAAGCAATGTCTTGCATAAATGCGATAACAAGCCGTGCGTAAATCCAAACCATCTTTTTCTTGGGTCTATTGCCGACAATATTGCTGATATGGATAAAAAAGGACGGCGCGGCACTAAAAGCCAACTGACTTATGGTGATGTTGCTGAAATTAAAAAGTTACTTTCAGAGCGTTATTCACAATCAGAAATTGCTAAAGAATATGCAGTTAGTCAATCTACGATTAGTCGTATAAACTTAGGAAAAACGATGCTATTTAAGGATTAATCACATGGCTTATTCGTTCACTGAAAATCGCGCTGGAATGCTCCAGATTGCGAACACTGACTCCGGCGTCACGATGGCGAATGGCACTTCTGCCATTCCCACGCCGCCGAACACGCTCGGGCAGGTTGTCCGCGCGTTCGACCCGACCTACGGCGAAGGTGAGTTCATCATGCTTGTTGGCGTTGCCAGCACCGTGGTTGGCTCGCTGGTGACCTACAATGCCACGACCTACC